AGCATCCTCTCTGAGGGTATCAACGTGTCTGGTCTGGAGGCAGTGCTGTTCATGCGCTCTATGGATTACATCGGCATCTCTCAGACCATTGGACGGGTCATCCGCCTGCACAAGGACGACGCAGAGGCGCTCAGGAGCGGCAGGATCGCCCCTGGTGCCCTTGGAACCTACACCAAGTCCTTTGGACTGGTCTGCATCCCTGTGTACTCTTCTGTGGGCATCAGCACCGCTAAGAAGGTGCAGGCGGTGGTGGACACCGTTTTCGAGCAGGGTATGCCTGCCATCAGCGTTGTCAAACGCTGAGTTTTCTGCTAAACTACTTACACAAAGGAGGAATCCCTAATGCGCTGCAAAGTTCAACTCTATGTTGCTGGTAAAGTTTTTGATGAAATCGTTGAGGCACGTGATTATAATGATGCCAAGCGAACTGCACTTGCTCGCAACCCTACTGCAAAAGTAGTTGGTGTGACCGCTGTGTTCGGATGAATATCCAAAATGAAAGTCTCCTGAATCCTAACCCAGGAGATCCAAACGGTTATGTAACTAAAGATGGTATGTGGGCTGCTGTTCCTTTTGGTAAAAAGTTTATGATCATTAATAATGGACAACAGGTTTATGTGGCGAGCACTTATTCTACAGCAAAATCTTACATTTTAAAACAAATCAAGGCATCAAAAAAAAAATCAACGACTGTTGAGCAATTTTTCGGTTAAATAGTACAACTGCACTAAACATTATGGATGAGGCACCAGACGTCAAATGGAATCGAGGTCTAGATCTTTTTATTGAAAGTGTTCATAAACCAGATAACGAACTTCGTCAGTGTGCTCATAACCAAAAGTGTTATAATGAGCTCATGCAAGTTCGTGATAATGTGCTAAACTATCTGAAAACACTAAGACAATGAGTGCAGCATATATTTACTTCATCATATTCTTTTGCATTGCTTATCTGATTATTACAGATGAGTTAGTAGCGAGGGCATTTTATATGCTGACTCAACTAGTAAGAGTTCAATATGAAAAAGTTAAGTGGTGGACGTTACATAATCCAGCAAATCCCATTATGAAGTATTTGATATGGAGACGATCAAATAGACTTGCAAAAGAGTTGATGGATGAGTTAAAATCTAAAAATAAATAAATCATATCTGGAAAATCTTATGCTCTCTACACAGTATAGATTAAGATCGCAAGCATTTATGAATGCTATATGGGAAGCACGAAATTCTGGTGCTGATACAGAGGAAAAATTAATTGCTGCTGTTTTGCGTCTAACTACTGAAACCGTGCAATCTTATAATACTCAATCTGATATTCTTGTTTTAGATAAGAATGATATACTACAATTAGCACAGGAACTGGAAGAATAACATTCATATAATGAAAATACATCATTGTTTCCCAAGTTTAGTGTGGGAATTAGAAATACCAGTTTCTAACACTCTTGCTGAATATTGCAAAAACTCATCTCAAACAAGTGCTGGAGTTAGAGGTTCAAATGTTTGTGGATCTTGGCATTCAACTTATAACTTGCATAATGATGATTATTTTAAAAATACATATCTGAATAATTTTCTTGATCATTTAGACTTTCTACCAAATTTTAAAGTAGATTCTTGTTGGATTAATGTGAACCCTAAAGGTTCTTTCAACCTACAACATATGCATCCTGGATCAGATTTATCTCTTGTCTGGTATATTCAAACTGCAGAAAGATGTGGAAATATAAAGTTTGAAAATCCACATTTGTGTCTCCGCTCTAATTTAACTGAATTTCTTGATGAGGATTTTGTTGATGATCATTATGTAAATGAGCATCAAGTTTTTTCATCTATTCAAGGTAAATGTTATGTGTTTCCATCTGATTTACCTCATTTAGTTCAAGAAAATAAATCGGATACTTTGAGAATTTCTATGTCCGCAAATCTTTCATTCTTTATTTAAATGAACCTGATTAACTTTAAGCACCGTGAAGACTTTGGGCACGAGTGGTATATTCAATTTATTAACATCAAAGATTGGTCACTTTTTCAAGGATCGGTGAGTTGGAATGATTATCCATCGTGGCCTTATATTCAAATAAAATCAGGTACAGGATCTACTTTGAGTATTTTGTTCTGGGCGTATAAATTCGGTTTTGATATTGGTATCCTTGAACGCACTTGGAAATGGGATTATAGTGATGAACAAGAAACTGAACTGGTTTGAGTATTATTTCGGTCACTGCTTCCAAACTGGTTGGAGAGAGATCTGGAATAACTTTAAGATGTGGAGAGACCTCATTAGTGGAAACTATGAGAATTATGCTCTCCTGGAGGAAGATGATCCTTATGAGGAGTGTTACAATTGGTTCTGGACAAGTATCAACCTAGATGAAACATATCCGAAAGAGTTTCTTGAGTATTTGATGGAAATGTGTGATAGAATTGATAGAGGTGAAGAAAAACTGATTCCATTGACAGAAAGTTTTTTTGCTGATTTAAAAGACCTTGTGGGAGACACTTCCGAAACTGGCACAATGGACTCCACAGAGGACTCCTGATACACTATAATACATTCATACACAACAGACCAATGACCTACAAAGCTCGCCTCAAAGTTTCTTTTGATACTGAATGGACCTCTACCCATTACAGCAGCGGTTTTGATGATATGATGCTCCCCGAAGAGCATTATACTTTTGAGGTTCCTGCCGAAGACCTTAACACTTATCAACTGTTTAACTTTTTCGCAACCGTTGCCCGTGCAATGGGTCACGATGAGATTAACATTATGAAAGGTGCTTGTGGTGTCGCATTTGGTGAAGACCGAAGAGAAGAGGATATGCGTAAGGTTGCTGATGAGTTCGAACTGACTTTGGGTGAAGACCTGAGGAAGAAGTTTGATGATATGCTAGAGGCAGAAAAAGAGTGGGCACGAATTAAAAAAGGTCCGATGGGAACTGTCCTGACTGATGAGGAAGATGAAGAAACTACCTGATAAAAAAGAACTGGACATAATGTGGACAGTTGCTACCTCAACCAGTATTGAAACTGGCATAAGACCCCACTACGGGTTCGCCAAGATGTTGTATGATGAACTTATGGACATTCAACCACGGGTGACCCTCAAATGCGAAGAGTGACTGTAAAACCAAAGAGTAGTAAAGCTAAGAATCGTCTTGCTAACATGATGGGTGGCAATGCTATCTGTATTGTAGAGCAAGACAAGGGTGATGGTATGATGTTCCTTGCATCAGAGAACCAGAAATACTTTTTCTGGGTTAATGTTAGCAGTGACTGTCACTGGGAATGTGACTGGGAGGTATTATGATTACATTTTTTGCCTCCTGGTTTGCCCTTGGATTTATCGCATTATTATTCAATTATGCTTTACATCATAACAATCCTCACGACTAATGAACTACCTTTGTTTTGTTGATGGTCTGCTAGAGTTTGCTAGTTCTGACCCATCTTCTTTCGCACACTACCAGTTAGTGTATGCTGAAGAACACCGTGATGCTGATGTTCAGTATCTTACTCTGACCGATGAAGAGTATGATGAAATGTTCCCTTATGAGGAGGATGAGTACCAATGAGTTTTTCTAAGACTGTTTCTGTTGTTGCTGCACTTGCAAGTATCTTTAGTGTCGGTCTTGCAAGTTGGAAGATTTCTGAGGACATTAAAAACGCACAAACTGCACCATTGGAAGAGAAAATCCAAGAACTTGAAAAGCAAATAGAAGAAACCCAAAAACCAGTTGAGCAAGTGGTACAACCTACGGTTGAACCAACTCCACAACCGATTATACTACCTCCAGTAACACCACCCCCACCAGTACCAACGGAGACACAACCATGAGCGGCGGACATTTTGGTAACTGTGGTTATGATTACTACAAGGTAGCACAGTTTGCTGATGAACTTGAAGAAGAGATTCTTCGCAATGGTCAGAAACGTGAAGATGATGGATATTATGGTGAAGAGTATTATCCTGCATTTGAACCAGAAACTATCAAGTATTTGAGGAAACAACTTATTCCGATGCGTAAGATGGCAGAAATTATGAGGCATATTGATTATCTGTATTCAGGCGATCATGGTGAAGATAGTTTTATGGTGCGTGTGAAAGAAGTTGAGAAACACTGGAAAGAGTGTGAAGACCTTGCTACTCGTATGGATCAATGGAATGAGGAAGACGGATTATGAAACTCTTTGATTATCAAACTCACGAGGATTATGGAAAGGAATGGTTCCTTCAAATTCTCACATCCCGTAGGTTTGCTCTTTTTGATTTTACTCTTCAATGGGATGATTTTGGTTCTGATGAAATCTTTCCAGCAATGTCATTGAGTATTGGTTCCAGACATTTGCTTGGATTTTTCATCCGATACAAACGATTTCAATTTGATTGTAGTATAATTGATACAAAGCCCAGGGATTTGCAATGGTATCGGAGAAACTTTGATGACTGACATTTCTAAACTCTCCTATAAAGAACTCCAACAACTTGAAAAACAGATTGAAGAACGCAAACAAGTATTGAGTGAATCAAAGAATTATGTTGAGGGATATAAAATCACCTTCTGTGTGAAGTTCAATCCTGCTAAACATGAATATGATGAATTGAAAAGTTCAGAAGAGTTTGGTGAGTATTTGGCAAATGATGTAACAGATTTTATTCTCAACGATGGTTTTCCTGATTTGATTGTGAGTGGTTTTGAAGTTGAAGAGATGACTGATGAGTATAAGGTAGAATGGAAAGACTTCTGGGAGGATAATGACTAAAAACTACCGTATCAAAAAAGTCACAGACGGACACTCAACCAGATATTATCCACAACACAAAAGATATGGATTGTTTTGGTATAATCTATTTGTAGATGAATATAGGGATGGTGATTATTCTACATTTGAAGAAGCACAGTGGCACCTTTGTAACTATTTGAGAAAACCTGTGATAGAATATTTGTCCTTTGATTGTG